TCAAAGAGAGAGCGCCACCTGTCCTGATTTCATTGGATGCGGCTGAACCGGATTTGACTCTTTTGGCGTTGCAATCGAACGAACAAAAGTTTCATGGGTAACAAAAGTATGGCTGCAGTTAATGTTCTGGCACTGGTTGTAACGCTCTTTGGTCAATGAAGATACCTGAAAACTGCTGCGAGTATGGGCGGCACTTCCACACAGTGGGCAAATCATCATTTTTTCGAGTTCTCCCCATTTTTGCTAAATTCACAATAATGATACCGCATTATTCCATTTTGAAAACTTAAAAGTTCTCCATTGCGAAGAATCATTCCATTTCGAAATCATCAATCTTCACTTCAAGCTCCAGACTGGTCGTAAAACCGTTATCCGGGCTGACAGTATGCGTCAGGGTGGTAATAGTCCATTCCGCATCATCTATCGGCTGTTTAAAGCCACTGACTTTCACTGGCATTTCCGTGTAGAGATCTGCCCGCCCTTCCGCCAGTTGTAGCGAGAATGACGCAACGCCGCGTTGCAGGCGTTCCCACTGCATTTTCGCCGCTCGTTCGGCGTTGCTCCGGTTGGCATAAGTGCGATTAAGTACCAGCACATTTTCATCCGTACCCACCAGGTAATCGCCCTGCTTCGCTTCCGGCTCTTTCTTCTGCTTCTTAGTTCTGCGCTTACGCTTCACCGTGGTGCTTTCTTTCTTCGCAGGTTCACGGGTATGCAACCAGCTGGCAATTACGCCCGTGTAGGCTCCGCGATCTGCCAGGGTAAAGCGGTGACTGTCGCCGTCCTTGCGTGTGATAGTGATCACTGGCAGTGGTTTACCAGTGGCGCTTTTGCCCTGCCCCTGCCGGATGAATAACAGATTGCCATTTTTCACCGACGCGATGGCACCGTACTGTCGCGCCAGTCGCATCAGAAAACTGCCGTCACTCTCATTAGTCTGGTCTATATGCTCCACGGGCTTATCCGACAGCTCTTTACCCAGTGCCATCTTCAGCTTGTGCCGCGCGGCTATTTCCTTCACCACTTCCCCGATGGTGGTGTTATGCCACGATTTTTCACGGCGGGTATTCAGGGTTTCCCGAAAATCAGCACTTCGCGCCCGGATAGTCAGGCGGTCCGGTGCGCCAGTGTGTTCAATCTCGTCCACCGTGAATGCCCCTTTCGGGAAAAGCGGCTGCCCCTTCCAGCCCAGCGCCAGCGTAATGACCGCACCACGGCGCGGCAGCACGATTTTTCCATCGGCGTCGTCCAGCTCCAGATCAAGCTGGTCCGCTTCAAATCCCCGGTTATCCGTCAGCGTCAGCCCCATCAGGCGGTTGTCCAGCACAGTGGTGATATCCCTGCCTTCAATACTGATGCTGAATGCCGGAGTTTTGTTGCCTTTGTTAAGCAGTTCAGAGCTGAAATTCACGACAGCAGCCCTCCCACCGTTTTACTGATATCGCTTAAGGCAGATGTTTCCGTTCCCTGCAGATTATTCAGTTGCGCACTGAGATCACCGAACATATCGGACAGGGATTCATCCACGCGTTTTAGCGACAGGGTGAACTCAATCCTGCGCGGCATACCGTCGCGGAAAAACTCCGTTTTAGTCTGATTCAGTCCCTCAATCACATACATGCCGTAAATCGTGCCGCTGCCTTCAATCAGGGGCCACGCCTTCCCCTGCTCTGCCATCAGCTCCAGCGCCAGCAACGACAACCGGCCGCCGGTCACTTCCGGCATGAGGACGCCGGAGAGCGTCAGCTGATCGTTATCTGGCCCCAAAAATTGCGTTGTCGGACGGCGATTAACGCGGTTGTTGGTCACATGGCGCCAGTTCCGCTGATACTGCAGTTGCTGATAGGGAACCGTGCGCAGCTGAAACACAAATAAGCCCAGGACCATCATCATGAATCGTACCCCCCTTGATCACTGAAATTGCTGCGGGCCTTCGCCTTCATGCGTCGCTCGCGCGCATCAAGCTGCCGTGCAACTTCCTGCGCAATATCCTGCGCACTCTGACCGGGCAGAGCCTGGATAATAATTTGCGCATGGGTTTCAAACTGGAATACAGGCTGGCTGCCTGCTAGCTTATCAGTTACAGGACGGTATGAAGCTGCCGGCAGACTCATGGGATGAAGCGGGGCGGCCTCTGCTGGCATTGCTCCCCCCATCATTCCGGCGACTACGGACGCCAGCGCGGCCGTTCTCCTGCGGCTGGTCACATAGGCCGGGCCGTTAATCAGCTCCGGGCCATTCTCGCCAGCAATGCCCACCTTCCCGTGTGGAATATAGCCGCCGCCGTCATACATCCCCGCGAAAAATCCGCTCGGCCCTTTCTGCTGAGGTGCGCCTGGCGATTTGTCCCCGCCGGTCATCCAGTCCGGCAGATAGCTTTTGACCGATGCCAGCTTGCTCTTAAGCGTTTCCCACTTCTCATTGATACCGCTCAGGATGCCGTCAATGATCGCCCCGCCCACTGCTTTAAACTTTGCGGCCAGCGCGGCAACATCACTCAGAATTTCATCCCATTTGCTGCTTATGGTCTGCTTAATCACAGTCCAGGCTACTGACACCCCTGACGTGATGGCATCCCAGAGTGCTTTAAACTTCGGCCCCAGCGTTTCCCAGTTCTGCCAGATATAGATGGCTCCCATCGCAATCAGGCCAACTATCGCCAGAATGGGGTTAGCCATCATCAACCGGCCTAACCAGATGACCGCCTGGCCTGCACCGCCAATTACTCTTGTGACCAGACCAAACGCAGAAGCAAATATCAGCTGGAGAATGCCAGCACTTACCCGCAGTACCGCCATAGGACCCAAAATGGATGCCAGGGCCAGTGACACCACACCCGCTGCGGTAGCTACCACGGCAAATACGGCCGCAATTTTAAATAGCGCCGCCGTCAGTTGCGGATGACGCTTCACAAAACCATCCAGCGCGGACGCCAGATTACCCAGCCAGTCCGCTATATTTTTCAGCACTGGAGCGACGGTTTCTCCGATGCTTGCCATGGCGTTAGTAAAAGAGCCGCCAGCGGCTTCCCATTTGTTGCCTAAGGTATTCAGGGACGCCTCGACGCGCTCGCGCAGAGTTGCCTGGCTCTCCAGTTTAGCGACGGTTTCACGATAGCCCGCCATGCCTTTTGACATCATGGTATTCAGCGCTTTTAGCACCTCATTATCATTACCAAACAGGGCTTTCATCGTTGCAAATTTCGTTTCAGGATTTAGTTTTTCAAGCTTTTCTAACTGCGCGTACATCTTTTCCAGACCACCAAATCCGCCTTTCCCGTCGGAGAAATCGAACTTGATGCCCTTTCCTTTCAGCCCGTCGTTTATGCCCTTAATATTTTTCGCATCCAGCGTGGCCTGAAAAATTTTACGGTAGGCATTACCCGCTGACTCTCCAGCCATCCCCGCCTGATCGGCCATGACGAGAAGCGGACTGAAGGTTTTTGCAGCATCCAGGCCCTTCTGCTTGATAATGTCCATAGCGCTGCTGATATTTGCGAAACCCTGCAGCATATTCCCGGGGTCTACGCCCGCATAAAAACCACGCTGGATAAGATCCATCAGGCTCATCATGTCTTTTTCGGTGGTCTGCGTGGCGTCCTGCAATTTTGCGGCAAACTCTGCAGCCTCCGTCGGCGCCATCTGCAGCTGCACGCCAAGGTAAGCCGCCGACTCACCCAGCCCGCCCAGGATAACCTGCGCTGACATCCCCTGACGACGTAACATGGTCATCATGTTCTGAAAGTCTGCCGTGGTGCCGGGCAGCCGGTCACCCAGGGCTATTGCCAGTTTGTTTAGTTTCATGAACTCAGGCGCCACCTTTCCGCCCGGCCCCATCATTGAGCCTGCCAGCTGGTTTGCGGCGTTCTCTGATTCCGAGTAGGCGCGAATAGGCGCCAGCAGCGTCGCGCCCGTTGTCACCCCGGCGGCCATCATCCCGGCACCGTTCCCCGCCAGGTTGTTACGCACGTCGCGCATCTTGTCAGCTTTGGCCCTGATCGCATTCAGCTTGCGCTGGCGCTCGCCCACGTCCCGCAAGCGCCGCTCCTGCTCTGCCAGCTGCTGGTTATAGCGATCAGTTTCGCGGGTAATGCGGGCTGTTTCACGGGCACCGCCGCCCGCAGAGATGCCAAGGCGGTACAGCTCCGCCCTGGTTGCCGCCATCTGCCGCGTTTCCTGCTGCTGCTTTTGTTCCAGGCGTGATACGGCGCGCCATTGCGCCTCAAGCGCCTGCGTCTGTTTTTTCGTGGGGGATTCGAGCGCTGCCAGTTCGCGCGTCATCATCTGCGCACGCAGCCGCGCCTGGTCCAGCTCGTTGCTGGTCCGGTTCAGACTCTGTGAGAGTTGATCAAAAGATTTTAACTGGCTCCCCGCGTCGTTAAGCCGTTTAAGCTGATCACGGGTCTGCCGGATGCCGGAGGCCAGCTCCTTCGAGCCAGCCAGCGCATTTTTTAAAGGGCGGGTGAGTTTATCAACCGCATTCAGAACCACCTGCAGGCGCAGGTTTTTATCACTCATCGCTGGCCCCGCTACGCATTATCGCTCTGTGCCGCCACTCCAGCACTTCCGTCAGCGGCATAACGTCAGTGACGGACGGCGGCCAGTGAAAGATCGTGGCGATATCCGCCACCAGGTCATCTACCGTCAGGCTGTCGGCAAATCGGCAAGTGCCGACTTCGGCAACAAAAAAAGGACCACCTCGACAGACATCGCGGCCAGGTCTGCCGGGTCGAGGTCCGCCATTTCCTGCGGGGTCAGCGTTGGCGTGGAGATGCGGGGGATCACGGTCATCATTGAGGCCACGTCCATCTCCATCACCGCCTGCAGCCGCGTACCGCGCAGTGCGCCGGATTGCGGTTTACGCAGCACAATTTCCGTAATCGTGGCATCACCACGCGTGATAGGGCTATCCAGCTTCACCGTTGCTACTGTTTTCTCACTCATGCTCTTTTCCTGTTATGGGGTGGCTGGCGCGGCATCCCGCGCCAGTGCTGCATTAAAGGCCGATGGCGTTGCGGTGCTCTTCCATCAGGTCAACGCCATCAACAATTTCAATCATGTTGATCACATCGACCTCGTACAGCACCTCGCCGTTAATGGTCAGCTTCGCATAGCTGTTAACGCTGCTGACTTTGGTGGTATTGCTCTCGCCGGTTTTCCACTCGCCGGAATCCACCTCTTTGTGGCGTCCGCGTACAACCAGCTCAACGGCCTGCACCTCGCCGGTGTCATCGCGCTGGATAGAGCCGGTGAAGCGCATCTGCACCCCGTCCACCGTGGCCTTGCCCATCTGTTTAAACAGCAGTGCCTCAGTGCCGCCGATGGTCATTTCCGTGTCCAGTGCGCCATCATCCAGCCCCAGATCGATACCGACTGAACCGGGCATGCCGCCCCCGCGATAGTTCTCAAGCTTGCGGGAAAATTTCGGCAGGGTGACGGATTCAGCAATGCCCATCCAGCTGTTACCGGCGTTGAAGATGTTCAGGTGTTTTAGTTTGCGTGGTAAGGCCATGGGTCCCCCTTATGCGCTTACGCGGGTGGTGAAATCCACCAGGTAACGGTCAGTGATGCGCTGGCGCAGCATCAGGTTTTCCAGTGGAGGCACTGGCGTATAGTCGTAGTCGATCCAGAGTTTCCCGGCTTTCAGCGTGTCTTTGTCATTCACACTGTCATCAATCCAGCAATCACCGCCAATGAGGTAGCCCTGATTTACCAGGCTGCGCATTTTGGCGCGGATACCTTCGATAATGTCGCGAGCCAGCGAAGGGTTAAGCGGCATGTCCACCGCCCACATATGCGCCTCCGCCATGGTGTCTGCCAGCACCTGCGCGGTACGGGTGTAGTTTTCAAACTGGAATAACGGGTCATCGCTCAGGCAGCGGGAACCCCAGAAGCGGAAACCATCCTTGCGGATCAAGGTGGTGACGTCGTTCTGGTTCAGCAGTCCGGCATCGGTTGCCGGGTCCTGCAGATCCCAGAACACATCCGCAGACAAGCCGGTTACGCCGTTGACGCCCACGTTAGAAAGGGTTTTGTGCCAGCCGGTCTGCTCGTCGATTTTTGCACGCAGACCCAGCGCGCGGGCAGTGGCGTAAGCAGTCGCATCCGCCTGCAGCACCGTGTCAAAGTTGATGAAATCAGGCCAGATCAGCATCCCTTCTCGCTGACTGAAATTTTCGCGGTAGGCAATCGCTTCTTCCACGGTTTTACAACCGTAGGCAGACAGGTACGCAAAGCCGCGCAGGCTCTGCGCCACGCTTAACAGTTCAGTGGAAACAGCCTGCGTGTCATGGCCCGGCACACCAAGAATGCGCGGCTTTAAACCCAGCTGCGACTGCGCCGAAAGCAGCGCTTTGATGCCCGTTTTCTTACCGTCAGCGGTTACGCCGCCGATAATATTGGAGGTGGTTTCCGCTTCGGTTTCGCCCTGGGCAACACGCACCACAACGGTGACGGGTTTTGCCTGGTCTGCGATGGCATCCAGTGAGCGGGCCAGCGTGCCGGACTCGCCCGCTTTACCGCTGGCGGTCAGTACATCGGTAAGCAGAACCGGCTTATTGAGCGGGAACACTGAGGCATCGGCATCATCGCCGGTGCATACCATGCCCACAATCGCCGTGCTCACCGTCGTGATAGAGCGGGTGCCGTCGTTAACTTC